TACCTTGTTCTTTATGTGCCGCAGTCTTAGCAACAACCTTAACTACATAAGTTTCTTGAGTAGGAACATGTTTTCCATAAACTCCTAAATATCTATCTTCTGAATCATTTGCAAAATAAGAAAGATAATTCCAAGTAGTTCCTGATGTTGTGTATTTAAGTCTGACTGTTAATCCACTATCACCAGTAAACCCAGAAGGTAAAGATGCTAAAGGACTAAATGATTCAATCCCTGTACTATCTGCAACTTCTATGTAATCTCCATCACTAGGACTTCCAGGGATACCAGCGACATTAACAACAGGAGAATAAAGAACAGCAGCAGATACAGCATTTTGAGCAGAGGTGGCAGTTGCACTAGCTGAGTTCGCAGTTGTAACGGCTGCCGAGGCATTTGTGTTGGCTGTGTTGGCTAAAGCGGAAGCGGCGTTGGCGGTTGATACGGCTGACGAAGCATTTGTACTTGCGGTATTAGCAGTTGATATTGCAGTATCAGCTTTTCCATCAGCAGTTGAAGCCAAACTAGAAGCTGAGTTTGCCGTTGTAGTAGCAGAATTAGCGGTAGAAGTCGCTGAGTTAGCAGTTGTAGTTGCGGCGTTGGCAGTCGTAACCGCATTTGAAGCGTTAGTGCTTGCAGTATTGGCAGTTGAGCTTGCAGCGTTAGCAGTCGTTACAGCGTTAGAAGCATTTGTGCTTGCGGCATTAGCTGTAGTAACTGCTGTATCAGCTTTGGTATCTGCTGCGTTTGCTGTTGTTACTGCTGCATCAGCTTTAGTATCGGCTGCATTTGCTGTGGTAGTGGCAGCGTTAGCAGTTGTAGTCGCTGAGTTAGCAGTTGTAGTTGCTGCGTTCGCCGTAGTGGTTGCTGAGTTAGCAGTCGTAGTAGCAGTATTAGCAGCAGTCGTTGCAGCAATAGCTTTAGTTGCTCCTAGGTCATTACTATCTGATTGTTCTTGGACAACATATAAATTCTGCAAGTCTGCATTATTTAATGCTTCTGCCGTTAAATTTGAGCCATCAGTCCAAGGTGATAATTGTGCCGAACCTGGAGTCTGTCTTTCAATTGTTACTACTTCACCTGAAGCAATAGCAGTAGCAAGTGTTATCTGACTAGCACCTGTCCATGTGTAATGGGTAGTCTCAGACAGGAGTGTCCCTGTATCTGCTAGTCGATCTCTATTTTTATATACCTTGACATGCGCTCTCAGAAGGAAAGACCAACTGAGATTACACGCAGTTGTGCCAGCGCTAGTGAATTCGTTATAGGAAAGAGCCACTGATCTGCACAGATGCAGTCTTTATGTTATCCGATTTCAGGCTTAATGGCACGTTTATTGTTATTGACGGCCTACTCCTAGGATGGTTGCTTCAGTATCAGCCTGTTCATTCTTTCTTCTAAGACGAATTACTTTTTCATATCTAGCCATAAATGATGGATGGTTTTTCATCATTTCTAAAGTGGCTAATTTTTGGTAGTAATTAATAATCATGTTATAGGGTTCTTTTAAATTACCAGTATCTAGCTTGCTTCTATCTCCGCTAGTAAAATAACTAGGACTCTTTGCTCTACTTGGACTTGTACTCCATGTTTCTAAGAAATCATTATATTGTGGATTTTTTCTCAATAAATTTAACGCCTCAGTCAGAGTATTACCGTTTACATACCTTTCTATATTTCCAGCCTTAGTATTTAAAGATTTCCTTCCTAGAACTTGAAACGCTGGAATATAACCCTTGAGTGTATAAGCGGCTTCTCTATGTGTTTTTTCTTCTTCTCTATTCATTTGAATTGATGCAGCATTTTCACCTCTCCCAATAGCAATTCTGCCATCTCTATTTGGATTAGTACCTAAACCATGTCTTGTAATCCACCTAGATAAAGCATCATCTTTCTTTGTAATTGTTGCTCCTGGCATTGCTCTATCAGCAGGGAGGCCGAGAAGAGTAGCTTTTGTCTCATAACCCAACCAATCTTTTTCTGTTGGTTGAGGGAACAAATCATCAGCAAAAGGAATACGATTGAAAGTTTCGCCTAGATAATCTTGTGTAGTTACTTTTAATGTGTCCATTATTCTTCTTACAGAACGCATCGTAGGATCGTCTTCTAAGGCTAGAAGCATTTGATTTGTCATATAACGCCTAGGTACTGTTCTTTCTCCTGCTTGTTGAAATTCGGATGCAGCGTCCACATTGCCAAGTCCTCCACTAAAAGGGAACCAACCTCTACTTACGCTCGCTAAAACTTTTCCATGATTTCTTGCATTGCCATCAACATTAGTAAAGTAATTCATTACATCTACCATTGCTTTTAATGAGTTTTTATTTCTAAGTACTCTTGTATAAGCTTGTGTAAAATCAGCAAGTGTATCTCTCTGTTGTTCGTGCGTAAAGAATCCATCTTTTATTCCCCGAACAATATCAGCTTGTAAAAATATTAAGTCAAATAAATCAATAGATTTTAGTGATATTTTTCCCATCAACTCAACACCATATCTTCCTAAAGAGAATGAATATGGTGTGTTATGCCTTAGCCAATCTCTTCTATGATTTGGGTCTGCTGGTGGTGAACCTGTTATCTTTCCTGCCCCATCATCTTCCATCTCTGTTAATACAAAAACCATGCCAGCAAACATGGCTGAAACAACAGTTTTAGCTCTTTGATCTGCTAACTCTTCTCTAGTTATCTTCTTTCCAACTCCACTTGCGTTTTGAGCTTCCATCAATGCACTTCTCACACCATTAACAATGATGTCTCTATCAAACATCCAGCCTAAACCTTTTGCAGTTGTTTTAAATGCTGGCATCAACCAACTCATGTAAGGGTTTTTTCTAGCTAAATTAACTGCATTTCCAAGATAAGCGGCTGCTCCTTTGTTTGAAAAATCTCCAGTAAAAGTAACGTCATCTCCTCTTTGTTTCGCTAAATTTCCATATAAATCTGTCGTGTTTGGAACTCCAACTAAGTCATTAAATATTTTTAGTCTTAACTCATCATCTGGTAAGTTCTGGCCTGCTGGCATTCCTACATATTTTTGTCTTAGCTTTTTAATATCTAACTCCTTCATTAATTTATCGGATTCAAATACCCAATTTTTTACAGCTTCATCTGCATATCGTTGAGCAAAGGCATCAATACTGTCGGGTTGCATCGCTGGCCCCATTCTGGCCCCACCCATGTCACCACCTCTAATTCGATCACCTACATTTTGGCTTGGAGTAACTTTCCCTTTTGCTACTTCTACTCCCTCTGTATAGGCTTGCATGTGTATTACTTCCATTCCTGACGTATATCTAATGCCTTCATCTACTGCTGATAAAGCTCTAAATTCAGGGAAATAACCAAAATCGCTATCAAAGAATTTTTCTGATAAACCACCTGTTAATTGCCTAACCGAAGCATTTAAAAGATTAAGAGTAGCGAAAGGTGCTGCTGATAATTTGCCAAAATTAAGGACAGTATCTTTATTCATTCCTTTTGGAATGTTGATAGATTCAGGGAATTGTTTCCCTAGTCTTAATTTCTCAGGAATGTTATTTAACGCATTAATAGGAACTTCCCAACTTTCACCTGAGAAGAGAAATTCATAAGATTCATTTAAAGCATTTGTATTGAAATCTTTTGCAGCTTGTAAAGCAGCAGGACTCATTTCTTTTACATTCTTTCCTCCCATCCTTTGCCTTCCTGTCATAAAGGCACTTGTTGTATAGTTCCAGGCATTTTGCCAGTTTTCAATTAATTTTCTATTTGTATAACCAACTGCTTTTAATGCAGTCATATAATCAGTTCTAAAGGCTGATTTGTTTAAATCTTGCAGATAGAAATCGGCTCCAACTGAGATACCTGAAACTGGATTTCGCACAGCCCAAGTTGAAACTGAACTAAATAAATTAGCTTTTTTATATTGAACCAAAGTCCTTAATTGAGCGCTTAATGCAGGCTCATTAATTGTTTCTTCTCTTAGTCCTGTAATTCTTCTTGAAATTGCTAGTTGCCTTAATTTTTTATGATCACCTTTATCAATATGGTCGATGACTTGTGCTAATAAACTATCTCCAGTTACATCCTCAAGAGTTAATAATTCTGCATCTTTATTAAAGGTAAGAAGATCAAAACCTAAATCCATATCTTTTTGATAGCCCTGTAAAGCTTGTCCTAATTTTCTTCTTGTATAAGAATCCATCTGTTCCATTGTGTATGCCCACTTAGCTAAATAGCCCAACTCTTGTACGTTTTGCGGTGGCATAACTCCTGATTCTTCAATGATATTTGCTGCATCTTCCAGACCATCAGCGTATGCCAAAGATGTTTCCCAACGACTCTTAGCAATCATGTATGCAGTTGTAGGAAGATCCGCTATACCACCTCTTTTTAATTGCCTTGTAAAGTATTGAGCTAAGTCGTTAGGGTCTGCGTTGTATCTTCTAGCCGTATCAAGGATTGCTTCTGTAGCTACCTGTTGAGTAAAAGGCATCATAAACTGTTGCCCACCTTTTGATTGCGACCAACCGCCTTGGGCTAGGTTTAAAAATGCAGCGACATTAGCTTTCGTTGGAGGTACTAACGAGTAGTTAATCATTTGCCCTGTTGAACCCATTGGCCTCTGTTGGGTTGCCATACCCTCTGACACCAACTCCTGAATCTTTTCATCACCTATTGCCATTGCGTCCTGCTCTACTCTCTTAGCCCACTCAGCAGGGTCTATGCCTATCTCTGTCCCATCAATCATCGTAAGGATCTTGCGCTTATACAAGCCCTTAGCATCAGTTGTATTAAGAGAAGCGTTGACCGCTAGTTGTCTCCTTTTTAATCTTTGAATTTCTTCAAGCTCTCTTTGAGCTTCTTCAATTTGTTCGTTGAGATCATTACAGTCGGTCATTTGCAGATACCTCCATTTGCATCAGCTTGTTTTTGAAGTTTTTCCAACTTCTTAGCTGCTTTTTGTTCAGCTAAGTCTAGGTTCCTTACCGACTCATTTCCTGCTTGTATCTCTCCTAATGATCCTCTCTTAGCTTTTTTAGTTGTCTTTGTAGGTTTAGTCTTCTTAATTGTCTCCTCTGGCACAATGCCTTCTGCTGTAAATTCCATTTTTTGTTTGGGCTTTTTAGGTGGTTTAGGTGGCTTAGGTTCTAAGGTTTTAATTAATTTCTCCTGTTGTTTTTGAATATTTTTTAAAGGTTGTACGTTATTAATTAATTTATTGTCTACAACATCTTCACCTTTTAAGGCATACTCCCATTTGCTGTATAAACCTAGCTCTCTCTTTTCTTCAAAAGGTAAATCTTCCCATCCGTTTTGCTGAATCCAGGCTTCCTTTTGCGCCCTTAATGATTTTGTATCTAATTCTTGATACTCACTTCTAAGTCTAAATTCATCAATAATTGCTCCTGAATTTTTACCACCAGCTTCATAAGCAGGAATCAAGTTTGCGTTATATAGCATTGAAAGTTGTCCTGTCTCGTCAGAAAGCAATTCATCAATAAATGATTCTTGACTGAAGTTTGTTGTAGGTCTTTCAGGTAATGGTGATGATGGTGGTTGGATCTCTCCATTTCTGATAGCAGCCTCCAGTATCCCTTGTTTCATTATCTCTCTTTCGCTTGCTTCCATCCCTCTAGGTTTGTAATCAGTTTGAGGAACCATGCTTTCGACTCCCTCTGGATCAACTGATCTACCAAGCTTTGAAGTGGTTTTTACATCGTCTGGCCCTAGTCCTAAATCTGTTTGTATTCCTTCCCCTGGTAATAATGGTCTGCCATAAAAACCTGTTTTCTTGTAATACTCAACAAATGCCTCGACAATATCTGATTTCTTAGACTGCCAAACTCTACGACCAGTTTTTTGGGTCACTATTGCAGCTATTTCTGGATTAGATGAAGGGGCAGCAGCGTTTCTTAATTCATCTCTGTGAAGCTGCATTAAATCATTTTTATATACGTCATAAGTAGGTGGGCCACCTTCATAAGGATCTAACGGCTTCTTAGCTTTAGGTTCTATTGGCGCTTCTTTAAATGGTTTTTTATTGGCTATTCTGTCGGCTTTTGCATCTCTTAAAATTGTGTTAGCAGATAATCTTTGAACATCTCTGCTTGCTTTTTTAATAATTTCTTCGGCTGTAACTCTTCCTACATTTGCAACATTTATGTAGTTGCCGATTGATTCAATAGGACCATTTTTCCATTGCGTTCCAAAAGCCTTGTCAAAGGATTGAACAATTCTATTGATCGCATCATCACCAGCATTTATATCTTTTGGATCAACTTTATTAATCCAACTAAATAATGTTGTTTCACCTTCTACAGGTGCAGGAGAAATATATTCATCTAACCCAAGCTTTAGTTGATCTCCTACTAAAACATCTTTTTGCTTGTCTTTGTTAGTTAAATTATCAAGATCTAATTGTGCTTGTTCTAGGTCTTTCTCTAGTGCTTTAACTTTCCTTTTTGCTCCTAATTCTGTTAAGCCTCCTTTTCCAGCTTTTCCTTTTGTTGCTAAATTTTCGGCTCCTACTTTTAGCTTTTCAGGAATCGCATCTAATTCAGCTTGAATACTTTTAACCTTTTCAGATTGTTGAGTAATTAAATCAAGCTGTGCTTTTTGTCTTGCGGGAATATTTACTTGGGTATGAAGCTCTCTGATTTGTGTATCTGAAAGCTCGTCTAGCTTGGCAAGTACGGTATCAAGTTCATCTCTTACATCAGGCAAATCAAGCTGTCTTGGCTTAAACCCAGGTATAGCAGCAGGATCACCAGCCATGCTTAGTTCTGTTAGCTGTTCTTCTGCTTTATCTAATTCGTCTAGTTGTTTTGTTATATCTTCTCCAGTTGCATTGGCTTGTTTAATTAATTGACCTCTTTGAGATCTGATAGCGTCAAATTGACCTTTAATTTCTTTATTAACAACGCCTGGATAAATCAATTCAAGTTGATTGTTTTCACCAACTTCAATCAGCCCCATCTTTGTTAGACGATCTCTCTGATCTGTGACTTGCTTGATCTGTGTCTGTTCAGCGATTGCTCGGCTAATAGCAGAATCGTATGTAGCTAATTCACCTCCTTTCTGGCCTACTGGTAAACCATCGAAACCTTTCTCTAATGCTGGCTTGTAGGTACTAACGACTGAATCAGAGAAATTATCCATGATCTCAACAGGAACGCTTTTTGCAGTTGTAAAAGCATCTGTTCCCATGTTGACAAGATTCCTCGTTAGTCCTGAAAAACCTAATATCCCAATCGGCATAGCGAAAGCATCAGTAGCCCATCCCTTTCCGAAAGAATCTAAATAATTGTCTCCAGGCTTAACGCTTAAAGGCAGATCTATATCTGTATCAAAGTATCTATTAATTAAATCCTCTGTCAGGTTAGATAAGTTACCTTCTGAGTAATCAAAGAAAGGTGCAGCAAAACTTGTTGAAAGACTCCATCTTGCAGCAAACTTTCCTCTGTCTGCCCACCTTTTAGCCCTGTCAACAGCAACAGCAGATTTAATACCTGTATTAACTTTTCGAGATCTTCTTAAAGCATTAGTAAGAGAATAGAGCCATGCTGCTCTACTACCCATTTTAAGAAGACTTGTTCCTGTCATCCATCCTGCGAATTCTGCACCAGCCGCTTCACCAAAATCCAAGCCTGACTCGTCAGATTTAGTTACCCCTTCTCTGCCAAGCCTAAAAGGATTTAATTTCCTTGTCGTTTCATCGCTTATTTTTAAATAATTATCGCTAACATCTATTGGTTTTCTTTGTATTAAGTCACCAGTTGCATTGGTTAAATTAGTAATTGCGTTCCAAGGGCCAACGACCATACCAGCCTTTACATCTTCAGAACCTAAAGTATTAAGTAGCTGAACAGCAGGCTTTAATGCACCAGCCTTTTCTTCAGTGCTAGTTTCTAAGGTTTGCATACTTTCTGTTCTTGTTTGTCTCCTAGGTTTTAAACCATCAATTTCTGATTCAGTAAGAGAAGGTAAGTTAAAAGTTTCCATGATTAAGACCTCGGTAAAGTTGAAAGATTAGAGCGCTCTTTCAATAATGTTTTTAACGCTTTAGCATAATTAGGATCAGTTGCATAACCCTGTTCCTGCAAAAGTTCTGCTATCTTCTGTGGGTTGCCTCCTGATTCTACTCCGATATAACCTTTATAATCTTTGTACCATCTATCTATTAAGTATTTAAAGGAATCTTTAGGTGAATCAAAGTTAATGAAATAATCTTTTGTTTTTGTAGATTTACCTTGTTTATCATCTTCTTCTGTATTAGTTAATTTACTATTACTTCCCTTTAATCCTTTAAGTCCAAAGTAATTATGTGTTCCGCTAGGTTCTCTTCCAAAGCCAGATTCTTTAGCGAATTGTGCTGCAATAACTTCAGGATATTCTGCACCTAATTCAGTGGCTAAAGACACAGCAGCTTGCCATCTCTCATCATCCGTACCAGTAAGAAGTTTGCTTCTAGGGTTAAGCATTGTTATTTCAGACGCACTAGCAGGGCCACCAAAAAGCATATTGGCTAACCAATTGGAACCTGATTGCTGCATGTATGCACTTGAAACTGTGGCGTTTTCTTTTCTTGAATTAATTCTGTTCTGCAAAAATCTTTTTATATTCCCTTCTGGGTCTAATCTCTTGTCGTAAAACTTGAGTTGTTCGAGCATCAACCTGTCTGGGTGGACTCCTGCTCTTTCAGCTATTTTGATAAACCGATCAGAATAGGAGTTACTTTCTCTAAAGCCTGTAAGTTCTGAATAAATAAAACGACCACCGATAATTGCTCTGCTTTCATAAGTCTTGATCACATGAGTAGGTAATGAAAAAGAATCCTTTTGGTCAAGTTCTACATCGTCAAAATCATTACCGCCTCTATCTGTTGTTGGTGGTGTTCTTTCTCCAGGGTCGCCAGCTTTTCGATCTAATTTTGATTTAGGATTGACATCAGTAGGGCCTGAAGATGGTTCAGGATCTTTAATTCCAAAATATTCTTTCATCTTTTCTTCACCAACTGCTCTCGCATAAATCGTTTGGAACGTAATATTGTTTGGATCTTTCTTTGAAAGATTTGTTCTCGCTTGTTGATAAAGGTTTGTTTTCGCAGTAGGCCCAAGAATTTCACCAGGATTCTTTTTTCTCCAATCAGTTAGTAGAGAATCAAATTCAACCGTTAAAGCATCATTGATATCGTTATAGAACCTTATGTATTCAGGCTTCTCTTGAGCTAGTGCGTTACCAAATAATGCTGCTGCTGTAAGACCTTCTCCTGCAAGCAGTGAGGAGCCAGCTACCTCAATTGCTTTTATGTCAGGTAAAGCAAGAAATTCTTTGGCTATAGAATTTAATTGGGTTTTTGCTCCTTCTGGTAATTTCTCTAGGTCTGTTTTGTATTCTGAAACCGCTTGATTTAATCTTTTAGCGACGTTTGGCCTTTCACTAGGTGCAGCTTTTTCAGTAATTTCTCTAATGTTTTTATATAGGTTTTCAGTATCTTTTAGGGACTCTGGTGTTAATCCATTTTCAAATTGACTGATCTTACGTTCAGTTGTTATTGCATCATCTGACTCTAAAAACTCTTCTGATTTCTGTTCTATTTTTGTTTGGTCATTAAGCCATTCTTGCATCTCTAACCAATCTTCAAACTTTGGGTTGTCAGTAAATAATTCTTTAATTTTCTTTTTCCACGCTGGACTTCCTACAGGTTCACTCCCTGGGCCATCTGCCCCCCAATAAAGTTCAGAACCTTCAATTTCAAAACCTTTTTGTCTATGTTCAAATATCTTTGATTTTCTATCTAAGGCTTTTGACTCTAGTTCTAAAAATGTGCCTGGATTTGTATCACCGAATAAAGGTCTACTCTCCCATTCCATGTCAGGGCTACCGACTTTTATATTCCTAATTGCATCTGCGATAGGAGTTTCATCCATAAAGCCTGTTAGCTCTTTCTGAAGTGCTTTCCAGACTTTTACTTTGTCCTCTCCTCCAAATAGAGATAAAGCCTGATCTATTTCTCTTGTCAATGCACCAGCCGCTAACTCAGTAAACCTAGGGTCAGTCATTGGGATCATCCCAACAGGGCCAAGGAAAAATCCGTTTACGGCATAGTCATCAACTAAGCCTTTAATAGATGCAATTGTTTTTTGTTGTGTGTCTACTTGTAAGGTTGAGTCCCATAACTTTTCATGCTTGTCTGTGTAGTCGTCATAAGCTCTAGTTTCTTTAGGGACTACATAGTATTGATACTCTTTTTCATCACCAGTTAATTGATATTTATCTTGTACTTTTTTTACAAGGTCATATCTTCTTTTTGCTAATTCTGGAGAACCAGGCTTAATTGTTGCTAGGAGTGATGCGTTATTAGCTAAATCTTCTTTATAAACATTATCTATTTCATTTGCGGCTATTTGAGACAATGCTCTTCTCCTTCCTGTTAGCTCAAAAGGATTAGTAGTCTTTAGTAGTTCTGCTGCTTCTTGATCTATTTTCCATAAAGCTCCTATTTGTGCCGCAACATTGCCAGCCGATTTTTCTTCTTGAATCTGTAAAGATAATTTTGCTTTTGCTATTTCATTTTCTGCCTGTTTTCTTGCAAACTCGGTAGCATCATCAAACCCTTTCTCAATCCTCCTTTTCCCATAGTCCAGATATGCGTTAGTACCTGCTGCTATTAAGTTCTGAGTAAACGGCCCTAGAGCCTCAGATAATTGTTGGAACTGGTTATATCCTTGTACGTTTCCCTGACTTCCTCTTTGCAAAGTAGCGATCTGTGGAACACCACCAATCATTGATGGTTTAGCGGCCCCTGCTGTTCGCTTTTGCCCTGGAGTTATAAAAGAACCTAAAGGCTTTGCAACTGGTGTTATTTGTCCGAAAGGGAGTTGTTTTTCTTTAGCCATTAGTTGTTATTTTTTAGGGCTTGTAAAGTGTCAGCTTTGTTTTTTACGTCGTAGTAAGTGCTAACTCCACCTAAGACAGCAGAGCCAGCATTAAGGATCGCTGCACCCATTGATGGGGCTCCACCTGTCATGGTTGGGCCACTAGGAGTAATCAATGTTGGCAATGGTGCGAACGGTGCTATTGGATCTATATAAGGCTGCTCTTCATAGAACTGTTGACTATTCCAGCGGCTTATATATTGAGCGACTTGTGCCGCTTGTGTTCTGTTGTATTGCCTTGTTCTTAACCCTTCATTGATCTGCTGTAACGCTTCATAATCTCCCTGTTGTCTTGAGTAGTCATTCACTATTCGATCAACTGAATTACCTTCTGCGCCCATTGCCTGAACTGACGCTCTTGCTTGTAAAGCTCTCCATCTATATTGCTTAGTTGCAACAGCATCTTGCATTGAAACTTCTTCAAACTGTTGGCTTATTGCTTCGCTATCACTAATAAAACTTGCGCCTGCTGCTGCTCTTGTTTGCTCAACAACTTCTGCTTGTCTAATTGATTTAGTTAGCTCAACATTTCTAAGTGCATTGACATAGGAAAGTTGGCTGTTGTGATTAACTGTTTCTTTCCAATAATTATGTTGTTGATTTGCATCTCTAACCTTTGAATTAAAGCCAGCTTGCCAAGCAGCAAATTCGTTATTAGCACTTTGAAAAGCTTTCTTGTTTAAGTAGTCCTGCTTTTGAGCTTTATACCCTGCGATTGATTGAAATATGCCTAGACCCATTTGGCCTAGACCTAGCATGGTGGCTGGATCCATTACGCTTTCCTCCAGAAGTGGCTAAATAATTGAGCGCTTGCACCCATTGGCTTTGGCACATCAACAGTGAAACCCAAATGCTTTAACCATCGAATAGTTATTTGATTAGAGTGCATTGCCCAGTTATGTAAGAAGTCATTGCCATCATCAATTAATCCATCAACCCATTTCCGACCTCCACGAATGAATTGCCTTCGATGACTAGAAGTTGCAAATAAATCATCTGTTCCTAATAACCAAATTAAAGATTCATTTACACCACATATCCCTACTGGCAATCCATTATCTCCATCTATGCAATGACAAATTTCACTTTCCTTCCAGCTTCCAATCACAGCTTCTTTGCCAGTAACACCATGACTATAATGCACTTCCAATTCATCCTGCTTTCTTACATTATTACTTATGTACTCCACTCTTGCAGGAGTCGCCACAGCCCACTTCATTGAACACCTCTAGCTTGACTTGTTAATAATCCAACCCATTCACATGTACTAAATTTGCATGGGTGAATTGTGTCATTGTGGATTTCAACAATGCAATTTTCGCCTTTGGAATTTATAGGGATTCTGAAAACACCTTCATGGTATCTATCTTCATCTTCTCCGTATCCTCCAGAGGGAAGAGCGCTTCCTAAAGTTGAATTTCTTACTCTTAATGTTGTGTCGTCATATTTATAAATTGCTGTATCTCTACGTTCAGCCATGACATGTATTTCAAAGTAATAGCTTTCGTGGTATCGAATCTTTGCATGTCTTATCTGTGATCTTTGTGTATTACTTGCAGCCTTTCCACCTCCTATTTCTTTATAAAGTTTGAATTTGGTAAATCTATAAACAAAGTCATAAGGCTCACCAAAGTAAACAGGCGCACCAGACCAATCACCATCAGCAACAATTTGATTACCGCTTGTAGCTGAACCTAAATACACACCTCCAATATTTGTTGTTGCATATCCTGACCATGCTTCTGTCTTGGAGGTCATCGTGTAGGTCAATGTCCATGTGGTCTTTTTAGTTACAGCGTTATAAGTTCCTGCACCAACTCTTAATGCTGACGGTGTTTCAGTTGTTGTTGAGATTTGTCTATCTAATAAGAACGGATATGGGCTTGGTGTTACATCACTAAGTCGATCTGATACTGCTACTTTCTCAAGCCAAACATCATTGCCATATTCAGCTAATAAATAAATAACTTCCTCAACGCAAAGAATTTGAAGAATCTTTGTCACCCCTGACATTTCCCAGTAAGACCAACTGCTTTGCGCTCGTTCCGTTCCTCCTCCCTGATTCCTGTAAAAGTATTTATAAACATAGATTCTCTTTTGATAGCCTGACTTATCAGACAAAGCAAACCAAGTATTACCTGTATCGTTGGTTGTTAATTTATAAACATCAGATGGAATATAACTACTGACATAGCTAGTTAAATCAGACGCATCAGCAACTAAAGCAGAACCAGCGCCCTTAACACTAAACTCTCTAAACTGACTCCATTGACCATTGGTTTGGCAGAAGATAATCGTGCCAGCTACAGGGACAGGTCTACATTGAATGTCTATTTCATACTGAGTTAGAACAGATATAACTGCACTTTTAGGTGTAAGTATTGTTTCTGCTGCATTAAATCTAAATTGAATTTGGTCAGAAAATACAATCAATTCATCCTGATATGGTATGGCATATCTAAGGATTGACACTTTATTATTACTTGCCTGAATATCAATCGGATCAGAATCTAATACAGTAGTTACTGTCTCTGGATAGAAACTAAAGAACTCTTTTGCTCTACTTAAAACAATATATTCATCAGCTAGTATTCCTAATCTTCCTTTGTAGATAAATACATCTTGGATGGGATAGCCAATGAAACTTGGATTGGGTGCGCTAGTTGAATCACCACATGTTCTTTCTCCCCATTTTGGAATCTTTGTTCCACTCTGAGTGCTTCCATCAGCAGGGCCAAAATAGAATTGACCGTTAGCTAAACGCACCAAAACTTGAGGCATTGTCGAATCATCAATCTTATATTTCTCTCCAGGGCTGACGCACTCTTGCCATGATCCTTCTCCGAATGTTCCTGATCTTGGAACAAATTCAATGTGGTAATTGTCAAAGTTATTGCCTGGATCTCCTACGATTTCTATTTGATAACCCTCTGGTGCAATCGTTGGTAGCTCTGTAAACACCTGAACAGAGTTAGTGATTGCAGTTAGATCAGCGTTCGCTCTAGCACACTTGGCTGAAACAGTTATGGCATTAGCTGACTTTGCGTGAATAACACTTCCACTTCTAGTAAAGGTGACACCAGAAACACCAGACAAACCAGTAATGATATTTGTGGCAATAGTCGCTGTATCAATTCTGTGTTCAGTCGTTGTACTTCCACTAACAACTACAGGAGCTACAGCAGTTTCAACTGTGGCTAATGTTCCATTGACATTGACTTCATATTTCTGCCCGTAATTTGCTGCCTTCACCCATATCAAACATTCGTGAGCAGCAGGCCGAGCAGTAGCAGGAGCCGTATCACTGGTCATTGCAGGAACAGCCTTTGTATTACTAATGAAAGTAAAGTCGGCAATGGTCGCTGCTCTTATATCTGTCTTGGCGCTGACTACAGAGTTTAAATAGTTATAAGCATTAGTAGCTGCGTTAACTGTCTTTTCATTTCCATCTAAGTCAAAAACTTTTATTGCTGTTTTTCCAATAACAACTAAATATTTTTCACCAGAATCACGCAGAATTTGATGAAAGAAAACATCGCCAAATGTAGAAGTTGAAACCTTCTTAATACATTTAGTTCCCTCTCTTTTTCTAAGCCCCTCGGCAAGAGAACTCATCCCATTGATTTGTTTCTCTCCCTGTGTGGGATCTCTTTGAGCGTCAGGTTGTAGTGATGTTCCCTGAATTAAATTCGGGATTGTATAAGAAGCAAGATTAGCCATCGACATACCCCCTTGTTCTACCCATCAAGCCCCAACCTGGAGAGAATGTTCGAGCAGGCAATAGACCAGGGCCACCAGTTAAGGCGTTGGCTTGTGCTTGATCTAGCTCTACTCTTTGCAGTTCAACTAAGGCTGCCTGCTCATCCATTGCGGTGTACTTAAATATCGAATCATCAGCTAACACTCGGTCACTAAATACTCTGGCTGATCGAATCGTTGTCCATCGGTTATAGATCTCTGGACATTCATCCCAAGGCAAGTAAGAAATAATATCTGCTTTAAGCGTTGTTAATACATCATCAGGAATTGTGTATGTTCTTTTCTCTCTGTCATATACCTTTTGCCCTCTCATCACAAATCTTCCATCCCATTCATATTCATCAGTGACAAAAGAAGCAATGTTGGCAGGAAGAACTATTTGATTATTGGTGTCTTTGGAAAATTCAAAAGCAAGCTCAGTGTTCCAACTCCATCCTCTTGTCTGACCTTCTTTAAAAAACTCAAGAATAGTAGTCTCAGCCTGTGCAGCTTCATTGATTTGTTGTGTCTCCAAACTATTAACAGGTTGCTCACCAATGTTCTGTAGACAAATGTTTACAGCTTCTAAAAGAGTGGTTCGGCCTGGTGCTTGTGACTGTTTATCTAAGCCCATAAAAAAAGACTGCACACATGCAATCTTTATCTTATCGGTTATTCGTAAGAAAGTCCCCTGACTGAACAAAATCAGGGGAAATTAACTCCCTCCCAGTAATAAATTATGGGATTTCGATTACACCTGCACACTCAGCACGAAGAACATTCATACCAATTGCCATGCGAGCAACCATAAGGCTGGACTGATACATGACGTTGAATGATGAACCCTCGCTAGTTACCTGAAGGCTAGGAGCCTTTAAGGTAAGAACTCCGATTGCATCCTTGTGGAAGATGATGGCTCTGTTCTTAGTCAAGTTCTGCTGATAAGCAGTGTTCTTGTCGTAAGTACCATTTGTGTATGCGGACTGAGCAACATGGTTCGACTCATACACATCTATGCCTTTGACACGTAATACACGACCTCCAGCAAATGACCCATTCTCGCCACCACCACTGTTGAAATCAGTGTTGATTGCTCTAGTGGAATCAAGTAGATAATCGTACTCGTCAGGGCCAACAACACAAGCTAAGTTCTCTGTTGGAACATCAGCCTTCTTCATCTCAACTTTGATAGAACTAATCTTTTCAACTAGCTCATCGCCTTTAGCGTTCTTAGTTGCGGCTGCATAGCCAGATGAAAGTGTTGCGCTATGACCTGTGCGGTTAGCGTTGATAGTTCCTGATAGAGGCTCAGTTGTGGTTTTAGCTGCTGCATAGAGAACTCTAGCGGCTCTTTTATCCCACTCGTAAGCAAGGGCTAAACCTAGCTGATTGGTGATATCACTACGATCTTCGTAGTAATTCATTAACCTATCAAGGTCATATACGACCTGATCGGCTATTAACAATCCGTCTAAATTAATAACCTGTTCGTTTCTCTGACCAGGAGAGTTTGTTGCCCCTAATATTGGAGCCCCAGGTACATGATAAGCCGCCGAAGCTCTTCCGCTAACTGGGAAGGCTGCACTTTTACCACCTGAGATAGTACGCTCTTTAACTTTTCCTTTGAATACGCAATTTCTCTCAAAAGCTGAAAGTAATTCCGCTATTCCCAATTTGAGGAACAGAGCGTCAACCGCACCTGTACCTTTAATCTGACCTAAACGGTCTAAACTGGCATTAGCCATTGGACTATTTTTTTATAGGTGAGTGTCTTTCTTTGTTTGTTTAATTAAGTTGTCTCCCGCAAGAGGCTTAATCAACTGCACAAGTGCAGAACAACTCATATAAAAATAATAGCGTTATCTGTCAAATATGGATTGATCAGACCTAGCCATTGTTGTCTCAACCCATTTTCTATACTTAGGATCTACGTCATATTTTCTTCTGCCTGTTGCTTTATCCGTTGCACTTATAGCAGCTTGCGCTTGTTGTCTTGAATCAAATTTATCTGTAGCCGTAGCACTACCACCTTGTATTAATTTAGGTTCACCACTTCCATTCTTTAAATCATATCTAGCCTTCATTGCGCTAACTGTTTGAAGCTTTTGTTGGTAGCTTTGCCCAGAATCAACAGCGTTATTAAATGATGTCAGTTCTGATTCGGATAGATTGCTAGTCATCCAATCAGTCATAGCCTTGTAATCTTCTGCACCCCCCACGGTGTTAACGATATTGGAATAATCACTATCGCCTGTTTGCTTTGCTGCCTGTTGAGGGCTTGAACCTTCTTGCTTTGTTCTCCCTTGTAAGTAAGCATCAACTAACTTTCTAGGGATGCCACCTTTCTCAACGAGAGCATCTATCTCAGCATCAACATTCTGTCCTGACCAGAACTTGCTAGACATTTCAATGGGGTTAACTTCTGCCTTCTCTAAGGCGTTAGTAACGTCTTCCCCATAAAACTCAATACCAACATCTCTTGTGTAATCATCAGGAGTCTCAGGCCAATTATCAGGCGTTTCAGATTGTTCTGTTTCCTGCTTGCCTTCACTTAGTTTTCTCTCAGCTTCTTGATAAGCCTTTAATAAGTCATCCTGAGATTTAAACTTTCCACCAATAAGCTCTTCATCGGTTTGAGGTCGCTCTTGTGTCTCAGTCTGATTAATAGCCGATTGTTCTTCTTCGACTTCTTTAACAAAATCGTCAAGCAAATCTTGTTGCCCAGGGCCGAGCATTTCAGGGCTTGGTGTGGTGGTCATTGTTGTTCTTCAGTAGGTTGAGGTTGAGCCATTTCTTGACTCGTAGCAGCAGCATTAGCCAACTTTTGAGGGTCAGCCATGCCCGACTGCATTGCTTGTTGCATCATTGCTTGTTGTTGTGCTTGCTCTTGCTCTTGTGCAATCTGTTCTTCAGTCTTAATAAGACCGTTTAACTCCATGCCCATAGATGATGCAAGCCTTCTAATCAATTCGCTAGTGTCAACAAACGTACCTATTCCTTCAGGGCCAATTGTTTGTTGAAGTATTTGCATAAATCTTGCAGTTTTCTCAAGGTCGTTTGATCTGCCTAACGCTCTTAAACCAACTGATATAACTGGCTTAACAAGGTCATTAGGTAGCGTTGGAAGCTTGCCTCTTCTTGTTAGTAATACAAGCTTTCTTGCAATGTATGGACGGACAAGTTCTTGTGAAAGTATTGAGAATACAGACCCCAATGAGGCTTCAATTTCGTTGATCAAAATTCTGTTTTCTTCCGCAGTAACCCTCTCCGCATCTCTTGGAGAATGAAGCATGAAACTTTTTGAAAGCCTTGCTTCTACTGTTGCCAAGCTCTGAAGAGCCACCTGCATGTCGTTACCTTTATCGGTTCTGATCGTAAAGACATCATCAGGATTACCAGCTAGATATGCACCATTAGCTGCCTCTGCCAGCTTCTTAGGATTAACAACACTACTAGGTTTAACAAGGTGTTTAGTCTGTGCTGCGATTAATGCACCTTCTGTGATGGCCTGACTTAAGGCTTCTGCTGTTCTTAAATCAGCTAGGCATACAGCTTCTATATATGAAGGCGAATAACTTTCGCTATCCGTCCTATACATCCTTAATGGCAAGAATGGACTCTCATCTTTCGGTGCTGATCCTCTTTGTCCCTCAACCTCTACCCCTTTAACTTCTTGATACCAGTGAACTTTATTGTTCTCCCAATAAACATGTGTATAAACTTCAATGTTTTTCTGGTAATCAGGAGATTCTTCCCCTGGGATTACTCCTTTAATTTCACCATCTTCATCAACAAGCATTTGCTTTACTGCTTCTGGCAAAGCCTGATAACCAATCTTTTCACAGATCACACATTCAAGAGGGTTGCCAATAGCATCTCTCTTTAGAACATATTTCCTCATCGGAAAACATTTCAGCCCATCTTTCTCTATATAAATAAGGGCGTTTCCATAGACCACTAAATGAGTTAATGCCTCTTGAATCGCTAGTCGGTCATTGGAAGTTTCAACATCATTCAATACAACTCTTTCTAACCTTGCTAACCCTAAATCAAATTCAGTTTTCTGTTTCGCTAGTTCTTCTGGTTGTGCGCCTGCTTGCAGCATTTGTTGTTGCTGCGTTGCCAGTTTTATTTCATCAATTGTCAATCTAAATATCTGTTCTGTTGGAGGTAGTAATGATAAAAGTAATTTGGCAACAATTGTCTGGACACCTTTCTGGCCTACTCCATTCCAAGGATTTCGTTGAATGGAATTATCTCTTTGACCAAAGCCATCATCTCTAACGAGATAAGGCAGAGTAAAACTTGCACAGGTGTCACCTTTCTCAACTTGTGCATTGCGTTCTGATTCGAGCGCTTTATATGTGGCAGCGCAATTGCCTGTTCGTAGTTTCATTTAACCTCCGAGGTTGACACCTACACCGCCTTCCCTTTCGGAGAAGCCGACACGTAGATCTTTTGTAGGTGAGTTATATCTAGCTTGATTACCTTCTCCTTTCCTTGATGGATCTTTACCAGCCATAGGAACTTTCTTTTTCTTCTTGTCCTTTGTTGCTAACACCTGTAAAGACTGACTAACAGATTGATTGACTCTGTTCTGCTGTTCAATCCTAGCTTTCTCTGCTGCGTAGCTTGCTTGTTGAGATGCTCTGGCTGCTGCAAAATTAGCAGTGGCTTCATTCTGTCCTGCAACAATAGTTTCTTGTGCCTTGTTTAAATTTGAAAGAGTAGTTTCTTGTTCAGCCGCTTTGATTTCTAACAAAGCATTGTTGTCATCAATAATCTGTTGATTATCTATAGCAAGTTGATCAAGCCTTGCTTGTTCTTTAGCAGCCGCCCTAGCGGCCCTTCTTCTTCTCCCTCCACCACACATGATCTATACCCCCAAGTTAAGTGTTGAACCTGCTGAGTTAGCAGTGCCACCTTTAGAAACTTTTAGTGTTCCTTTAGTGTCTTCCTTTTTCTTTTTCTTAATTGATTCTGTTACCTGTGCATTTACGGGATCACTTTGAGTTGTTGTAACTGAATACGTTGGCTTGTTAATTGGCATGTTGGCTAGTTGTGCTGCTGCTGCTGCTCGATCAGCCGCTAATGAATCTCTTAAAGTTGCTGCGTTTGTATTGGCAGTATCAATTTGAGCTTGTAAAGAGTTTGCAAATTTTTCATTAGTGTCTGCTGAAGTCTTTAAAAAATTATCAATTCTTGTTTGACTAGCATCAATATCTTCTTGGCTACGACCAACGTATTTAATCTCTGGGGCTTTTGGTTTGCTGAAAATGTTGCACATGATCTTAGTAGGTAGTGAGGTTGGTGTTTAATCCAGTGCCTTTGCCCTGGGTAGCTTTTGATTTTCTTCTTACTTTTAAGCTATTTCTTCCTTTTGGTTTCCCTTGGCTTTGATCTCTATCTCTTCCAACAACAGGTGCTTGCGCTGTCTTCTCTGGTGGTGGTGCGCCTATTAAGTTAGCCATCCTTGCGGCATTAGCTCTTACATCATTTGCTTGTTCGATTCTAAAATCTCTTGCTTCCGTTAATACTTGTTGTTGTGATGCTAATGCAGAATTTAATTCACCCTGCTTAATCATTGCAGTACTGTTTTGAGTTTGCTGCATAGCGGCAATCTGTAAATCCAAATGATCATCGTAAGAATCAGTCTCAGGGATTTCGATTGTGGCTCTACTGCCTCCACCACCGCACATTTAGATCACCTCCAAATTAACTTGATCAGTTTTTTGCTCTTCAAGAAGCATCTTTAAATAGGCGACAACCTCTTGCTGTCCGATCATTACATCAAGTTCTCGATGGGTCATAGACCTAAGAGGATTACTTGGAAAAGTATCCTCTAATTTCTTGATTAAAGTTTCAGTAACAAGAGGCTCAAACACCTGCAACTATGCAGAACATTATCAGTTTATCGGTGGATTCCAAATTAGGGGAGTATTAGTTTTTAAGTTGTATTCTCCTTGCCTTAATATTCGAGCGCATCTTGCTTGACTTAAAGCAAATCTTTCATCAAATCCTGCCTTCTCATAAGCAGCCAAAACGCTGTGCCACATATCATTTTCATTTTTACATTTAGCAAGTATTTTACTAGCGCCTACTTTCCCACATTTTTTTAAGCCAGGATAAGAATCTGTTGTATCTCCAGATAAAACTTGTGTAAAGAAAGCATGATCGGCTGCATATTTTGATACTTCTATCATTTCTCCACCCCTGAGATGCAGTCCAGGGATAGTCAACATGTCCTTATCTTCAGAGACAATTACATCATTTGGACAATACAAAACACCCATAACATCATCACCTTCTACACCTTCTAAAGCAGCAGAAGGAAACTTCTCTTGCAGTTTCTTTTTAAACTCTGCGTAGCCTGCTGGAATTGATCTTAATTTCTTTTTTCGATCACTTTTGTAGGTATCCCAAACGTCATAACGAAAGCTTTTACCCTGACCCCAACAAAGAACTAACCCATACTCAGGTAATAGATCATTAATTATGTGTAGCTGGTCAGTAAAGTTAGCTAACGCCTCTTGATAATCAATGGTGTAATGCCATGTATCAGGGTGATTTTCTGGATCCCATAATGTATAATTTTCTGTTGCAAATGCAGCTTTAATAGAGAATAATTCTGCATCAATTAATGCCATCTTCATATCATCTTTCTCCTACAACAATAACTCTTACATTTGGATGCTCTTTAGAAAGATCAGCAACAGCTTTTCTTTTGGCTTCGGCTGCATTAGTTGCAGTAACTAAGATTTCAGCACTTCCATTTCTCATCTTTGGAGAGTTATATCGCACACGAAAAAGTTTATGATCACCTAAAAAAGGATCACGAAAGGTAGCTGGAATTGTTTTTCCCATGTTGTTCATTAAATGTTTTTAGATCTCTAAAGTTAAAGTCTTGAAATTCTGGATGTTCTTTGAAAAAATTATCTGTTGGCAAATGCGCTTGAGTATTCCCCTTATTGAATTGAGCGATAGACCATTTCCCACTGAGAAGCCCACGTTCTAAAATTCTTATTAACTGGGAATCGTCGATTAACTTGTCCATCAGTTCCCTCCTTTGAGCGCTCGGTTAGACCTAAAAGTTTTGTAAGCCTGTTTGTTTTCTTTATCTGGTGGTTCATAATTGGATACTGGCTTAGGTGGCATTAAGGCCAATTGATTTGGGACAGGTTGACACATTTGAGGAAGAGTTTCTTTAAATCCCCAACTTCTATTAGGCTTTCCGTTCTCAACCCTGTAAAGAAATGTCATTAACTCATCCCAAGTGGGATAGCGCAGGAAATCTTTATTAGTTGTTGTCTGAACAAACTGCTCAGAAGCCCATAAGAATTGTTCTTGACTTACCTCTGGGTAGGCTTGAGAAAAAGAGACAAACTTCAGTTGAGATATTTGAGCCGACCACCGATCAGCTTCCTTTATTCTTAAGTGTGCAGCTATCATCTCGGATGCTGCTAAGAATGTTTGGATAGTTAGCTTGCTTTGTTTTGCCATTGCCTTACTGCTTCATTCATGGCTGAATCTTTAGGAGCTAGACCTCCTTCTGGATTAGGTGTTGGCTCTGGTGCATGATTTAAGTAGCTATATTTTAAAGCTTGCCAACCATGTTCAATGCCAGCCTTAGCCAATTCTTCTTGTAAGTAAGAAGGCAATCCATATAACCGTTGGACACTCAAAGTAAAAGCATCCTTTGACCAAACAGCTTTGCTCTTTTGCTTAAGCCATCTGCTTTCATTCCACCATTTACAGATCAATGGTCGAACATCTATAGCGATGCCATCTAAAACTTCAGCGTCTTCCTTGGCTACATATTTTTCACCTGAAGGAAGTGCTGAGACTCTTGTTCTTTTAACTTTGTTTGGTTGAATTGGACTTACTTCACAGACTCCGAAAGGCTCACCAACTGATACGCAAACACGTTCCATAGTTGAGAACTTAAAACTACAGTCCAAGCACATCCTGACCCTCATATCACACTCTGCGTGTTTACGAGTTTCCATTACTTTGGTATTTGTTTTTCTACATTTTGGGCATTGCATTAGTAAGTTACCTGTAAATGAATGTACGAGTCTTTAGGTTTAGTTTTACTCCATATCCAAACGCCATGAGGCATGATACTTACTCGGTCATCAGACCAAATAATACCTTTGCCAGCATCTAAGACAGCGCCACATAAGTTATCGCCGTCATGTCTTGCAGGGCCACCGAAATGGAGGGTAACTTGTTTAACCCTTTCTAAGGGAGGTGCAGTCCACCACTCCCTCATTTGTGCCTTTAAATCTGCCTGCCATTGTTTATATTCTTTGGACATATATGGAGGCATAGGCTTACCATTTTTCACACCAAAGCGAGGTCTTTCTTTACTCTTTAAAGGAACATAAAAAGTAAATTCTGCGACACTATCTTTAATCAAAATGGAATGTCCTCTTGATTAACTTTGTTGAGTTGTTCCTGAACATTGGAAGAGTCAACATTCAATGAAGATGGTGTGCCTACTGCTTCAAAGTCTGTTTCTTTATCAGCAAATTCTTCATCAACGCTAAAGATGTTTGCGTCAGGATCATATTCAACGTGCTTAAGAACTTGAACCCCTTTAAGAAACAAGCCAACACCACATCCACCTTGATCGTAAGGAAAAATAGTAAAGGAAATTCTAATGATGCTGCCATTGCCAATAAGCTTTTCTTGATCCCAAGGTCTTAGGTTTGCATCAACTACTTTTGGTGCGCCTAATGGTTCTCCATTACGACTTAGTTCTTTTCTTTTAAATTTGAATTTGATATAGCCAGTTAGCTGTAATTCTCCTTTGTCATCAGTAAAAGATTCAGGCTCATAAGGAAGTCCATGTGCTGCTGGCTTCTTTTTGCCATGCGCTTCTGTAAAAGCATTATCAATTGATTTTTGTAGATGCTTGCAGTCCTCTGGCTTGAAGCGCTGACCGATTGTGTATTCTCTTTGACCGTTAAATTGATTGAGCCTTGGTTCACCCAATACGCAAGCAAAGACTGATTCTCCTTTTGGAGTAGTCATTGACTGTGGCATTTGTTGTGTATGTATGCAGAGGTTTTAACCATAACTCCTAGGATTAGGAGACGCAAGCCCCTAGGAATAAGCGTATGGGTTCTCTCCAGGTCTTAGACACGAAATGGTTTTCTGTACTGGTGGGCCATCTATATTCTTGATACCAGTGTTAGCAATGATTTCACTCCTTATCTTCTTTAGCCACCTTGTCTTGAATGTAACTTCTAGTTGCTTTAGAAGTATCTTATGTAACTCTTCAGCGTCAGTTGGGATGGTTGCAAAACAGTCATGGTTTGTAAGGATTTGAATATTTAATTCTCTACATGTGGAGACTACTTGGAGACATATTGCAGCATCAAAGCTAGTGATAGTGTTAGCCATTATTGAACGCTTAGTAATTCGAGCAGAAAACAGATCTTTATTTTCGTATTCGTTCCAAGGTGTCCATCTCCTTTTACCTCTTGTTAATGAGTGAACGCTCTTTCTTGGGTCAATCTCATCACCCAATTCAATAGGCCAACCAACAGGTGAAGTCCATTTAATTTTTTTGTTCTGTTCTAATACTTGTTTGGCAACTAGCTTCAACCATTTCTGCAATCTGAAGCTTGAGTTTAAATAATTATCCAATGACAATTTAATTATCTTTGCCAAGTAACAGGCTGGAGAAAGGTAATGATGTTGCCAGTCATAAACCATTTTGCCTGGGGCTTTCTCTTCTAATCTTGCAACTAAATAATCTACAAGCCCTAAGTATTGCGCCCCATATATTGCAGTCATACAGGGGAGTTTCATTAACGATCTATCTATCCCATATTCAAGCCAAAGTTCTGCAAATTTCTTCTTGGTCGGATTGCTTTGTAGATCCTTAGTAACTTCCAAGTGAACATGATCAGCAACGACTTGATATAGATCGCTCTTTCTATCACCAACACAATTTGTCCAAGCCGCCAATCTATAATCTCCAGTCAACATGCTTGAGATTGCAACACCACTACAACATTGATCTAATCTGATTGGACATTTAGAAATGCTATTTGGATTGTCGATCTGTTCTTTAACAGCCCTGCACAGTTGTAGATATTGCCACTTATCTTTTGCATCTCTCCATAACTCAAGACGGTCTAACGGCGCTTCTGCTACCGCACACATCTGTTTAATATGATCTTCTCCCCACTTATGTCTTTTAATCCATAGATCATTGATTCCATAGTGTCCTGCTGCTGCTATTAATAACCATGAAAAACCTTCTTCACTACAGCGTTTACCCTTAGCAAAATTAATACAAGCCTTAGACCAATCTGGCCCTTGATGTGTTGCAAGTTTATTCAATGTGTAGATTCTTCCTCTTTGATCTGCGAAATATTGGTTGTAAACAGTACGTCCTGCGACCTCTTCTAATTCCCTTATGTCTTGTTCAATTTTATTTCTAATTGCTGCACCATTGTTGCGATCTTTTTGTGCGGCCCATCTCTCTTTTACATAATTTTTATATGCTTCTGATCCTATATGTTCTGTTGGTGCTACAGGCTCTTCTTTGGGGTCACGTTGGACTGGAAATAACCCACGAATATTGCAGTCCCACGCAGTTCTCATATCACCCACCATCGGTCTGTCGATTTCTACTGCTTGATCCTCTAAGTAGTGGGCTGGTTTTTTAATTACCCTTAGATCTCTCTCAGTGATGTAACTAATATCATTTCTTGATCTTATAAATGGCTTGTTCTCTCCTCGCCTATACATTGTCCAACAAGGCTTAGGCTTGATTAATAAAGGCAGCCTTCTTACTGGTGTTGGCTTTGGTGGGTTCCTTTTAATAATTTCTTGAGTAGCTTCTGTTGCATCAACAATTGTTTTGATCTTTCCCTTGTTACTTAAAGGCAAGATCTCAATCAGATTTGTATGAGCAACAATGACCTGAAGTAATAATCCTCCGACTTCTTTCTGCTGAATAGTTGTCCAACGTTCATCCTCAATCCGTAGCTGCTGCAATATTCTTTTGTTACTTAAAGCTTTTGGCCCCTTCTTTTTCTTGATTAAACGCATCAAGTGAGGGTTCATCTTCTCAACTTTCCCTGCCCTTAACTCATCCTCTAATGCTCGGCCTATCCCTTTAGCTAAATCATTTTCATAAGGTCTAGAGCTAATGGTGTCTAGCACCACACTTAAAGCAATTGAAGATATAGTTCTTGGCCCTCTATTTGTTACATGTAAAAGCAAAGGCCATGCTGCAAAATGTGGCCCAGGTTTATGTGGATTTTCTAGAAGATCTTCTAATAATATTCCTAAACCAATTGATATTTTTTCAGCGTTCTCATTAAACAAAACTCTTCCATACTCAGTAACACTTTCATTGCCCTGAGCTTTTAATTTTGCTCGGTCATTAATTGCTTTCCATTTAGCATTTTCTTTCTCCCTAGCCTCACGTTTTTTCTGAAGCGAAATGGTTTCAGTGGATGGAAAATTTGCGTTGTATTCCCCCTTTTTTCCCCCTTTTTCCATCTATTTACTCTGTACCTGTGTATCGCCTTTATTTTCCCCCGAAACACTAGGTTTTAGAACTACTTTGCACTGGTGGAATGGTCGCCAACGGATTTTAAGTCTGGTGGTTTCATCAAGAACACTGACTGGTACTAAAGGGCTTTCATTGTTTTGATTGTAGATCATGGTGTAAAAAGTGCAAAAATTTGGTCTTGGTAGACGCATGATTGTGTGCAAGTTCCACCTAGGGTTATAGGATTGTAAAAACCACTTGCCAGCGTGGTGGAATTGGTAGACACACAGGACTTAAAATCCTGAGATGCGCAAGCATCGTACGAGTTCAAGTCTCGTCGCTGGTATTAGTTCTCAAGAGCATCAATACAATCACTCAAGGCTATTGTATTTGTATGTAGATAAACTTGCACCGCCGCAAGGCTTTTCCATCCTCCAAATTGTTTGATTTTTAATAATTGAACACCTTTCTTTGCCAATTTTGTGGCGCAAGTATGCCTAGTGCAATGCCAAGTCAATCGCTTGTCATCTTCGATGCCCATTTCTCTTTTAACTTCTTTAATTAATCTTCTTAAAATGTTGTAAGTAATCTCATCTCTCCATACATAATCATCCTTTCTCTTTCCTTCTATCCAAGGCTTAATCGCTTTATACGCTCTATTTGTCATAGGAACAGTTCGAGGTTCTCCATTCTTTGATTTATAGATAAGCACTTCTTTAGTTTTTAAATTTACATGTTTAACTTTTACCCTTAAAGATTCTCCCCACCTCGTACACATATCTAATGACCATTTGAATAGATCAACTAACTGTATGTAACCGCAATCAGTCCAGTATTGAATAAAAAAAGCTTCTTCATCTTCTTCAAAACATCTCTTAGGTCTTTTTACATCTTTTAAAAATGGTGGTAATACTGGATATTCTTTTAAATGACCAAAGGTAATGGCAGCGCCAATCATTCCTTTTAAATAAGTTTGTTTCTTATTAACTGTTGTCGGTTGCTTGTCCTCAGATAATTGATCTTCTCTGAAATCCTGCCATTGGTTTGCATCAATATCTTTTAATAAAAAATCCTCGCCAAAGAATCTAATAATTTGATTGCTTCCATGCATACAAGCATCGGATGAAGCAAGGTCTTTCCATACTGTTCTCTCTGCTAACTTCTGCGCCTCACCTAAAGTTATATGCAGTTTTACTTGTCGTGTTTGTTTAGCTTTTTTCTTAAATAACTCATTAAATTCTTTTTGCTTTGCAAGTGCATCTTGCTTTGTCTTGCAACTTGTTTGCCTTCTAGCGCCATTGATAGTGACATCAACGATATAGCCCTTCTGGGCTTTGCGGATAGTTCCTAGCATGATTCAGTTTGGTTGGTGGTTGTTGTTTAAATTTTGTCGAGCTGGCGTTTTAATGCTTTGCCTTTAGGTTTTAGCCAAACACAAAAGCGTCGGCCTTCTTCTGGGTCAGGTTGAACTTCTAATAATTCAAAGCCTTTATATCCTTTTCTATGAGTTTCGCCTAAAGCATTAATAGTTCTGCTCACTGTTGAATTAGTCAGGTTTAATGCCTCTTCTATCTCTGAATAGGTGCATCCCTCGTTCTGACAAACAAAGATAAACACCTGAACATGATGTAGCGGCATCCCTGTCGGATTAATAGTGGCAAAGGCTTCAAGACCTTTCTCCAATTCAAATAAATCCATCCGTTGTAGTGCCTCCTACCCCTAGGAGATATGCAGCTTTGCAGATCAAATTTAACCTGCTTTTGTACCTTGTGTCCATTGCTTAATTTTTTGAAAACTTTTTGAAAACCATATGAGGCATGGAGAATAAACTCCTTGTAGCCACTTTCAAGAGGTATGGTAACGCTCAGTAAAAGCTCTCTTTCCATTCGATTGTTTGCGAAGTTCGTTTATTCCTAAGTGCGTCGCCTATCCCTAGGAAACAAGAACGTTATTACAATACATCTGCACCTATACAATATAGAACAGCTAGTCTGACAAATAGTTACCAATTAGGTCTTTTCCTACATCGGTAAGTATCAATTGATAGCCTCGTTTATGTGGGTGTTCCCTTCGTTGTATTAATGGTTCACCTCCTTGATTAATCCATTTCCCCTTGCTGTACCTACCTCTTCCTGATAGGTAATGAATTACTCTTGTAACTGTTGTAAGAGGCATAGATTCACCTCTTTCATTAAGCATTATCGAAGTCAAATCAGAGATGTTATCAACACCTGAAGCGACAAACAACAATGCCTCCACCTGTGTAGTAGTGATTATTTTATTTCTTTTCCTGAACTCACTTAGAAAAGAGGCAAATTTAAAAGTGTCATTCATTTTTTAACCTCCTTTGCTTGTGGTTTTCTTTTGGGTTTCGTTGCTAGACCTCGTTCTGGACTGGATTCCATTAATTTAACCAGCTTTTCTAAGGCATTTGCACACCTGTTGAGATCAATTTCAGCATCAGATTTAAAGACTCTTTGCATCTTCCTCCTCCTTAGATATTTCAATCCATAGCTCTTTGTTTTCAGCATGAATCAAGACGTGATTAAGCGCTTTCGCTATCGTTTCTTGATTCTCTTTTAATTGTTTAAGTAATTTAAAAAGTGTCTTTACCTCTTGCGTTAAGCTACTCATCCTTTGGGCAAAGGTAGCTAACGCCTCCATCACGTTTAATCTATCCCCTTGAGATAGTTGCCTAGCCCTCGCTAACTCGTAGCCGAGATCATCAAAATCTATTTTATCTTTAGTCATTTAACCTCCTTTAATGGTTCTGGGAATTGGTCAGTTAGATGATGAAACCATGCGTCCTCCTGAGCCGCATAAATAGCGGCTTTATCAGGATCAGGTAAGTTGATTTCTTCTATTCGTAATTGATTCTTATCCATTGCAAACCTCCTGTAACTTTTGAACTGTATTAATCATTTTTAGTTGATCACTTTTTATCTTTTTATATAACTTGTTTACTTTCTTTACTGCGCTGTATCCATGCTCATTTGTTTCTTTTAGTTCCTTTAAACCGTAGTTTTTGCTGACTAGATCACAATAATATTTAAGGAAAGCTAATTCACTTAAATTCATTTCAAGGATGCCTGTTTTCTTATCAAGCATTTCATCAAGATTTGGCATGAGAGTTTGTCCTCCAATAGTTAATTAGTTTGGTTAATTCATCTATTCGCTTTTGCGCTAGATAAATCTTTTCTTTAGTAGTGTTATTTATTTTATTAATCCAATTAGTTCTAACTGGATAATAAACATTTTGAATAGGATGATGTACCATTATTAATTAAGTGTTACTCACCTGTTAAAGTACCTCATATTTATATAAATTAGCAGCCATGTCACCATGCGCTAAATCAACATTTTTTGTCTTTAGTTCTTCTTCTGTAAACTCTTTATAATAACCAATACTACCTCCAACATAACGACGAGTCTCCATAGGATTTCTTTCCCTTGCATATAAATAATATTTACATGCAAATGTATTAAGTTCGCCGCTTGCATGAGTAGGAATCAATGTAAGTTTTTCAACATTGTACTTTTTACTTTTAGTCCTTCTGCCTACTTCTAAAATCATTTCTCTTTTACTGTAAGTATCATGAATACTTGCCTTAATCCTTTGCTTATACTTAAGCTTTAAGAACTGCTCATAGTCCATAATTTACCTCGGTTGATGGTTGTTGAATAGATGACATTTAAGCCATCCATGAAGCCCACTGATTAAGAAGGCTTCAGGGATAGATTAATTAACTTCGTATCTTTCTAAATATGCTTTCTTTTCTTGTTCTCTATCTTTTACAATCTGTTTATAAAAATCTATTTGTTCATCCATTAAAGTTAGCTTTCTAATTTGTGTTTTATAATCATTTTCTTTTGCTCTTTCTAGATCGTTATAAGTACAAACAATATCATCATCGGCTTTATCTCCTAGGGATGACCACGCCTTCTCAGCCCTTTTTAAGGCTGAGTTAAAGCGTTCTTTATATGTATTAGTTTTATTCATTTACTTCACCTCACTTCCTAAGATTCTATTTACTGCGCTTGTAGCCTTTCCTAGTGCTTTCATTAAGTACTTAGGATCTTGTCTAAGTGAACTAATCCAACTGTTTAAATAAGCCGCATGGTTAGTTGTATTAGAACTAATTTGTAACCGATGACATATAAGAAAAGCGCCAAGTTCAGCAACTAATTCCTCTTTTGCATATTCACTACTTCCAAAGCTTGCAGGCTTTAATCTCTTAAGCCTTGATTCATGGCCTGTACTGTGAACCATTTCATGAAACCAAGTTGCATATAAAGCCTCAGAATTATCAAATAACCTTCTCTCAGGCATGTTGATTTGATCTCTAGAAGGCTTGTAGCAAGCTCTACTGCCCATCCAAAGTGTTTCTAGCTTCTCTTGCTTGTGATATGCCTTAGCAGCATTTTCACAGTCCTCTAAGCGCTTTGGTTCCTCATTCCTAGCCTGTTCTTCTCCTAGTGCTTTCTTTATCATTTCCTGAAGTCCTTCACCTTCAAAGCAAGAGACATGGAAAACAGGACAAGGCTTATAGCTAGTCCATGCTGCAATTTCAGGATTACCATCATTGTCTAGCTTTGGCTTTCCATCCTTTCCTTCTATCTCTCTTGCATTTAGTTGAGGTCTAGTTATATAAACTGCTTTACTTCCTTTCTTAATCGTTAGACCTGCCTTGATACCTTGATTTCCTCCCAACCATAAAGACTCCTCATAATTCCTAGCCATTGCGTACATTTCAAGCAATGCCACGTTGCCACCATGATAAAAATTACCAGTGATTAGATTCTGATGTCTTCCATCATTCTTGCTAACCCATTCTTTACGCCAAGGATTCTTACCTTTCTCCATTAACTCAATCAATTCATTACAAAGCTTTTCTTCTGGTGAAGGCTTAGTAGTTGCCTTCTTAGTTCGTTCTTTAGTAGCCATAAGACTTAATTGATCGTTGGTGGTTGTTGTTCTGCACTGGTGTTGTGCAGTGTTCTTATTATTATCACTAATGACCACCGATGGCAAGTAAAGGGATTAGGCAAACTCTCTATCTGTAACAAATGTCACACCCTTTACCTCTACTCTCCACCCCTTCACACTTCACCACGTCCACCCTTCACACCCCTTTTAGTTGCACACCAGATTGATAGTCTTGTGGTTATTCAGTCAGTCACTAGATAGATATACCCCACCCCACCCCATAGCTATTTTTTTATTGATTCTTTTGATCTTTTTTTTATTTTTCTATGATTTTTTAAAGGGGGCTATGGGGGTATGAGCGCCAAGCGCTGTAGAGGTACCCACCTAAAAATGCGAGGTAAAAAATGGAAAAAAAAAGACCCAGGGCATTATGCGAACCCTGAGTCAGATTTTTTGTGTGTGAGGAGTTTAAGTTGTATTGTTTTTTCTGCGTTAGTAGGTTGGGGCGTACCTACGTTTTTATTGTTACCAGTATAGAGATCATAGTGCAAGTAGGAGTAGATAATTGTGGGAGTAGTTGAAATGCAGGTGTGTTGATGTATGATTCACTTTACCAATATAAGATCCCCTCCCCTGACTGGGCCGTTTCGCAAACACCAATCAGGAGTGACCCTAGGGTTAGGGGACTCGTCAGAAGGCAAGGAGGTCTGACTAATGCAGTCTAATGGATTCGAGAATTTTGTTATGCTTCACCAAGAAGAATTTGAGAATGTATTTGGGTTAATAAGTGAGAGGCGATTGGAGTTAAGGGATATGGCTGTGTATGTGGGATTAATCAGTGAAATGAACTGGAGGACGGGGAGAGTTAGGTTAACTGCTAGGGCATTAGCGAGGAAATTGAATATCAAAGATTCTGTATGTGTTATGTCGTTGGGAAGGTTAAAGAAGGAGTTGTTAGTTGTGAGGGTGAGGGAAAAAAGGAGTGGGGATGTTTATTTTTTATTGAATCCACATTTTGCGAGTGTGGGAGGAGTAAAGAGGCGAGGATATTTACAAAGTCAATTTGAGGAGGCAATAAACGATTTGTGAAATATAGTGAGTATCAGAAACTAAGGATTGCACCCATGTATGTATCAAATGAAGAAAGGATGAGGTTAGGTATTCAGAGGTATGGGAGTGATGTACCTGTTGCTGAATATGAGAAAGCGAAAGCAGCAAAGGATGGAGTTGTTACGAAAGCAGTTGAAGAAGTTAAAGAGGAAGTAGAGGCCGATAGTGTGGATGAGGGTTAGAATGAAAATGCTTTTCCAGGTGGTACTGGGAAGCCTGCCAGCCATTTTGGTTGGTGGTTGTTGGCAAAGCCTCTCTGTCACTAAAAAGATAGGGAGGTTTTGTTTATGAATTGCTGGCATTGCAAGACAGAATTAATTTGGGGAAGTGATTCTAATTGCGAACATTTAGAAGAATTTGATTTTATTAGTTTTTTAAGTTGTCCTAAATGTGGATCAGATGTTGAGGTTTACCACAAGAAAGAAAAATGAATTGGGAACCATTACCAGAAGAATTGTGGCCTTTTAAAAATTTCCTTTGTTACTTGTTAAGGGAATTGGGGTTGGCTGATACTCCGACGTTGAGGCAATTATCTGTAGCGGAATGGTTAGAGAACGGGCCAGATCGTTGCATTACAACTGCGTATCGTGGATTGGGTAAATCATTTGAAAGTGGTGCTTATGCTTTGTGGCGTTTAAGGCATGATCCATTTACTGAAAAGATCTTGATTCCTGCTGCAACTGCTGAGAAAGCAGAGGAGGTAGCAACATTTATGGCTAGATGTATTCGAGATGTTGATATTTTGAGATGCTTGGAACCAAGACCAGATGGAAGATCAAGTTTTAAAGCATTTGATGTTGGGCCTGCTGTTATTGATCAAAGTCCAAGTGTTAGAACGGTTGGGATATTAAGTCCAAGTTTGACTGGAAAGCGTTGTACTTTGGCGCTGCCTGATGACATTGAGACTTTAAATAATTCAATTACACCGTTAAAGCAAGAAAGATTAGCGCAGGCGGTTACGGAACTAGAGGCAATTATTAAACCAGATGATCCTGGGTTTGATCCGAATGGCAAAAGGGATTACACGATGGGAGGAAAGAAACAAATATTCCCAAGGCAAATTAGATACTTAGGAACGCCCCACCTTGAAAGTTCACTTTATCTAAAGCTAGTGAGGGAGAGGAGTTACGCTATTCGTTTTTGGCCTGCACGTTTTCCTGATCCTAAAGATTCTGAGCAATGGGATTGTTATGAAGGATTCTTAGCACCTGATATTGAATCAACTGTTAAAGAGAATCCAGAAGTAGCTGGTAATCCAACTGATCCTGAACGTTTTGGGCATGAGGAATTATTAAAGCGTGAAACAAGGATGACAAGATCCGCAGTTCAATTGCAGTTTCAGTTGAATTGTCGTTTAAGTACTCTTGATCGTTATCCAATCCGATTAAGTGATTTGATCGTGATGGATTTAGATGGGAAGGCTTTACCTGAAATAGCTATATGGGGCAATAGCCCCGATTTAAGGATTCAGAATTTGATTTGTGTTGGAATGGGTGCTGATCGTTATTACCACCGTCCTGCGGCTGTTAACGGGTGGATTCCGACGAAAGATGAGTGGCGTTGTGTTCTAGCAATTGACCCATCAGGCCGAGGCAGCGACGAATTAGCTTGGGCCTGCATAGCAGAACTCAATGGTAATTTCTTTGTTTTAGAAAGTGGTGGTACGACTAGAGGATATGAAGTTGAGGTTTTACAGCTATTAGCAAAAGTTGCAAAGAAATGGAATGTAACTCAAGTCGTTGCTGAATCAAATATGGGTGATGGCATGTTTACAGCTTTATTGCAGCCAGTAATGAATAAAATTTATCCTGTTGGAATCGAAGAAGTTAGAGTCAGCATCCAAAAGGAAAGAAGAATTGTTGATACTCTTGCACCGTTAATTCAACAACATCGAATGATTGTCAGCACAGATGTAATCAAAAAGGATTATGCAACGGCTGAACGTGATCCAGAATCAGGGCATCAAAGATCTTTGCTTTATGGCATGTCAAGAATAACGACGGATCGTGGGAGCTTATTATTCGACGATAAAATTGATGCTCTTAGCTTAGGAATTAAGTTCTTTACGGAAGCTGCTGCACAAGATCAGGTCAGACAAAAGAGAGAGCGTCAGGAAGAGTTAGATGATCTAATTAGAGATGCTTGGTTTGATGAAACTGGTGCAGGTTTAGATGATTTAGCATGTGGATTTAAACCACAACAAAGATCAGGTGCTTACGGTGGTATCAAGCGTTAGCAATATTATTCTCTAACTTTTTCCTTACTGTAGAGAAATCTAATTTCTTAGCCATTTGTGCTTTTAATTTTTCACTATCTGCTTCTGCAAGGTTGGCAGTTATATTGTTTTGCTTAAGTAATTGAGCAGCTAATCTAAGGTCATCATTTGATACAGGAAGAGGGTTTCCATCTTTGTCGTAACTACCTTTTTTTATACGATCAATAACTGTTTCTATCGTCAAAGTTTGAAGTTCAGCTAAATTTTCAGCGTCATTTTTCATAACTTGATTGTTACTTAACAAATAGATACTAAACTAAGTCTGCATAGATGCAAAGTTTCGCACATGGCAACAACCGCCCCACCAAAAGAAAAAGAAGTAAAAGTTACTGAGGAAGATGACGATACTCCTGAATACCAGGAGATGATCATGTTCTATATATCCAATGCAATCAGGGCGAGTTTGACCCTTTGGTGCTTGGCAATAATTTCTCTTGCGTATATAAAATTGCCCCCAAGGATGTTTGGCATGGATATACCTGAACAACGTATAGATGCGACCTATTCTGCTGGACTCCTCGGAAATCTACTTGCCTCGTATGGTATTTCGATAGGAGGTATGAGCAAAAAGAAGAAAAGGGAAAACGGAGAAGGTCAAAATGGTAGTGGAAGTAGCAACAACTGTGCAGAAACTGTTGTAAGAATCCTTCAACCTATTGAGATTAGAGCCGACAAACCTAAGATCGATCCAATCACAAAGAAAACTATTGACCCTGTTACTGGTCGCTTGGAGACAACATGAAACGACTACTAATTCTTTTCCTACTAGCATCACCAGCTAGTGCCGATATTCATCACACAATTTCAAAATCAACGGCTTTAAAAGTAAACGCACCAGCAACGCAAACAACGAGGCTAGGTTCGAGTTATTCAGTAAGCGGATCAGGTGTGGATACGAGTTACACGCCTTCAGGAGGAAGTGCCGTTAGTGATGGACTTGGTTCATTGACTATAAGTTCAGGAGTTGGTGCTATTCCTTCATTAGAAGTCACACAGAAAACCGCAGGAAATTCTTTTAGTTTCAGCCAAAATTTTTTCCAAGGGGACGCTGTAAGTACCTCTGCCCCAACAGTAGGAACAGTCGGTAACTTCTCAGAGCAGACATCAACTCTAGCTGGATCAGCAGGATCGCTCGCAGGCACAATCACAGACACAGCAATAACTTTGACTGCTGGAGGCGCAGGCACAGAGGCAGTTGGGCAAATAATTAATGAAATCGTGGTTAAGTAAATTAGCTTTGCTATCTATTACTTTTGCCCCACAAGTTAGGGCAGAAAAGATAGTGCCAAATTTTCAGCAAGGAGTTTTAAACAATCACACCGAAACCAAGACAATTCTGAAACGTGACCTGACCGTTTTTGAGTTTAGGAATGGCTACGAACTGACAATTGGTGGTTCTGGGATTAAGCCATCAACAAATAATATTGCACCTTCAGGGTTTGTAAAAACAGCAGGAACAGTATCAGGAGTCGCTACTACTTACGTCATGCCAGATCTCTCAACTAAGCCTCAGTACTCAATAGTTAGCGAGGGTGCAGCCTTTAGTTACTATGAAACATTGGAAACTCCAGGGATTAAATCTATGACAAAAATAATAGAAGAACAAACCATAGAAAGTATCTCAGATAGTACGAGTACTTTTCAATGAAGCATATATATTTAACTCTCTTATTTATTACTCTACCTGTTAAATCCCTCGCACAAAGTATTAATACATCGAGCCAATCGACGGGAAGTGTAGTTAATCAAGCTGTCCAGATCGTGCCTTCACGCCAGTTTCAATATCAACTAGGAGCTAATCAAGTTTGCCAAGGAGCAACATTAAATATATCACCATTCCTTAGTTCTACCAATAGCTTTGGGTCGCCTTATCAGCCCTATTATTCTAGAAATATCTATTCAACAAAAGATATAGTGGGTGCAATTGACGCTGATGGAAATGATATAGGAGATGGAGAACCAGACGAACCCACAAAGATAATTAGAACAGAACAAGTTCGTACAGGGATGCAAGAGTCAAACACAAGTTTAAATGCTGGCATAACTGCTACATTCAGTATTCCATTGTCTTTCAGATACCAAAAGCTTTGCAGGCTTGGGATGAAAAGGCAAGTCGAAATGTATGAGGCATCTTTAGCATCAAAAAGATTAAATTACGAAATGTCGAGATTAGCGACCTGCTCAAAACACATCAGAGAAGGAAATATTTTTGTTGGAGAAATGGCAAAAATATGTGCAGATGTGAAAGTAGTTTCGCCACCTAATGTTGAACATACCCACGCTATTTCTTCCGATCTCTCTGTAACTTCTGACGCTCAAAAGTAGATAATACTTTTTGTTTTTTACCAATCATTTTTTTAACTTTAGCTATTAATTTTTTAAATATTGGTTTTAATGCTTTGGTTAATATGGGTGTCAATGTAGCAGCGGTTGTAGCCACAACAGTTATTCCGAATGTGGTGGCAGCTACGCTTGAACTAGGGAGATACTTATCTGCAATATTAGTTGGCCCCCATATCTCAAGACACTTATCACCAACAACTTCAAATCCAATAACCTTTTCCTTAGCCTTTGCATTTCTTATATCACCTAACCGATACTGTTGATCTTTAGCAGGACATTCAATTTCTATTTCTCCTGTATCAGTTAAACCAGTATCTACATCCGTATTATTATTCTTGTTTTTTTGCGATTTAGAATTGTCGTCAGGGGGTGTAGGGGTAGGAGGTTTTTTTAAAGTTTGCATTTTTACAGGGTTATATCTCATCGGTTCAAAGAACGGAAAGATAAAATCAAACCCTGGCTTTTCTACATTTAATTCTCTTGTTATCTGAGGAACAGTAGGAAGACTATTTATTTTTGGTATTCCAACTTTCTCTACTTCTATCTTTTCAATCTTCACTTAGCAATCTACAAAATCGCCACCTATTTCTTTTCCTAACTGGCCCGCTTTCTTGGTGGCTAATGCGCTGGCAATCCATCCCACCACAGGTATCCCAGACAAAGTACTAGCTGCTGGAGTGGCAGTAAT